GGCATGTTCGGAGGTGCGGGGCGTGGGGGTTTTTCGTTCGGGGGCAGGGGCTTCGTTTTCGTTTGGGCTGTGGTCATGGGCGGTGAGCTGAGGGCGCTGTCGGGCGAGGAGCGGGCGATGGTGGAGGCCTATCCGCTGCCGCCCGGCGTCGAGGATGCGCTGGTCAACAAGGCGCAGCTCGAGATGGCGCTCGGCGCGTCGCAGACCACGATCTCGGCCTGGGTCCGGCAGGGCATGCCCTATGAGGAGGCGGGCACGAACGGCCGGCAATACCGCTTCCGGCTGTCGATCGCGCATGCCTGGGTGCAGCGCCGCCGCGACGAGGATCGCCGCCAGCGCGCGGCCGGCGACGAGGCGGCGCGCCAGCTCAAGCTCGCGCTCCTGGGTGACGGCGCGGACGAGGCGACGACCCGCCTCTCTCCGAAGGAACAGCGCGAGCTCCTGGAGCTGGAGCATGCGCGCAACCTGGCCGCGCGCGACCGGCGCGAGCTGATCCGGCGCGAGGATGTCGTCACCGGGATCGAGGAGGTCTTCGCCACGCTGCGCGACGCGCTGGACGCCCTGCCCGACCGGCTGGCGCGCGAGCTGGCGCTCGACGGGGCGGCGGTGGAGCTGATCGAGGCGGCCTGCGACGATGCGCTGAACGGCGCGTCGCGGGCGGTCGGCGAGCTGATCGGCGAGGAGCCGGCGGCCGATGACGACGCGCCCGATCCCGCCGCGATGGTGGCCGCGGAATGAGCGCCGGGGCCGCCAGGGCCCGCGAGGCGCTGGACGTCGCGCCGCTGCCGGATTTCGCGGCCGTCGAGGGCGCGATCGCCGAGGCCCTGCCTGCCCTGCGACCGCAGGCGCGTGTCAGTGTCGCCGATGTCGCGCCGCGGCGCAATGTCGAGACGGACGGGCAATGGGTGCCCTGGCGCAACGATGTCGCGCCCTACATGGTCGAGCCGATGCGCCAGGTGACGAGCCGGCGCTTCGACAGCCTCGTCTTCGTCGGGCCGGCGCGCGCCTCGAAATCCGAGGCGCTGGTGCTGAACGTGATCGCCCATGCGGTTCTGGCGCAGCCGCGCAAGGTGGCCGTCTTCTCGCCCCGCAAGCAGGCCGCGCAGGAATGGTCGGAGGGACAGCTTTCGCCCTTCATCGTCTACAGCCCGGAGATCCGCGCGCGGCTGGCGCCCGGCAAGAGCGCCGACAACGTGTTCACCAAGCGGTTCCGCGGCGGCACGCGGCTGACGGTGGACTGGCCGGTGCCCGACAAGCTGGCCCAGCGGTCGCTGCACACGGTGATCGCCACCGACTACGACGCCTTCGACGCCGACATCGGCGGCGACGGGCAGGCCTTCGCGCTCATGCGCAAGCGGACCGAGCAGGCCGGCACGCGCGGGATGACGATCGTCGAGTCGAGCCCGCGCTACCCGATCGTCGATGAGCGCTGGCGCCCGGCGAGCGCGCACGAGGCGCCGCCGGCCGAGGGGATCGTCCAGCTCTACAATGCCGGCACGCGCGCGCGGCTCTACTGGACCTGCCCGGCCTGCGAGACGCCCTTCGAGCCGCGCTTCGAGCGGCTGGAATGGCCCGCGGACGGCACCGCGCAGCGCCGCGCCGAGAAGGCGGTGATGGTCTGCCCGCATTGCGGCGGCGTCATCGAGCCGGCCCGGAAACGCGCGCTGAATGAAGGCGCGGTCTGGCTGCACGAGGAGGAGGATGGCAGCGCCGCGGCGATCGGCGACCTGGCGCGGCGCGTCGCGACCGTGTCCTACCTGCTCACGGGGCCGGCGGCGGCGCTTGCCTCCTGGGCGCGGATCGCCGAGCGCTGGATCGAGGCGCATGCCCATTACAAGCGTATCGGTGACGAGGCCGCGCTGCGCTCGGTCACGAATGTCGAGCTGGGCCTGCCCTACCTGCCGAAAGCGCGGCTGCAAGGTGCCGGGCTGCACGAGGATGCGCTGCGCGGTGGCGCGACCGATCATCCCTGGCAGGAGGCGCCGGCGCGGACGGCGTTCATCCTGGTCGGCGTCGACGTGCAGGTCGGCCGCTTCGTCGTCCAGGCCGAAGCGTTCCTGCCGGGGCTGGAGCGCGTCGTCATCGATCGCTTCGATTTGGTCAGCCCGCCCGAGGGCGCGCCGGGCGGTGAGCGGCGCATCGACCCGGCGCGGTATGCCGAGGACTGGGCGGCGCTGGACGCGCTGTTCGATCGGAGCTGGCCGGTGACCGGGAGCGATCACGCCCTGCGGGCGGCCGGCATCGTCTGCGACATGCGCGGCGAGGCGGGGGTGACGCCGAACGCGCAGGCGTACTGGCGGGCCTCGGCGCTGCGCTGGCCCCGGCGCTTTCACCTGGTGATGGGCGTGCCCGGCGAGAGCGCGCCGCGCGCGAAGGTCCAGTATCCCGAACGGGCGCATGGCAGCCGCAGGCGGCCGGCGGCGCGCGACCTCCCGGTCCTGCGCGCGGGCATCGACCGGCTGAAGGACGAGGTGGCCGCGGCGCTCCTGCGCCGGGACGCGGGCGCGCGCAAGCTGCACGTCCCGCGCGGCGCGCCCGGGGAGATGTTCGCGGAATACGCGGCCGAGCGGCGCGGCGTGAAGGGATGGGAGGCGCGCCCGGGGGTGGCGCGCAACGAGGCTCTGGACCTGTCGGTCTACACGCTGGCGCTGGCCGTCGCGATGGAGGCCGAGGCGATCGACTGGGAGGCGCCGCCCGACTGGGCACGCCCGGGCGCGGGCAACCTGATGGCGACGGGCCCGGGCGGGGGCGACGGCGCGGCACCGCCGGCGCCAGAAGCGGAGCGGGGATGGGTCGTGAAGCGGCCCAGGCGGAAATGGTGAGGTCGCGATGGTGACGAAGAGCTGGAATCACTGGACAGAGGTCCGAAACGACAACTGGCGCTGGCGGGATTTCTCGCCCGAGGAAATCGCCTGCCGGGGCGACGGCAGCCTGCTGATCGACATTGGCGCGATGGACGCGCTGCAGGGGCTGCGCGACCGGCTGGGCGCGCCGATGATCGTGACCAGCGGCTATCGCACGCCGGCCTACAACCGCGAGGTGGGCGGCGCGAAACGCTCGCAGCACCTGCTCGGGCGTGCCTTCGACATCTCGATGGCCAATCACGATCCGGCGACCTTCGAGGCGGCGGCGCGGGCGGCCGGCTTCACCGGATTCGGTTTCTACCCGAGGCAGGACTTCATGCACATCGACACGGGGCCGGCGCGCGAATGGGGCACGCGCTGGCCGGACGCACCGGGCGGCGACGATGCCTCGCGCTTCACGCCGGAGCCGGCGCCGAGGCCGCTGAAGACGGACGGCGCGGCGCGCGGGGCCGGGATCGCCGGCGCGGCCGTGGCGGCGGCCCAGGCCGTGGAGGCGGCAAAGCCCGCGCTGGCCGAGGCGTCGGGCCAGCTGCAGGGGCTGGCCGGCACGCTGGACGCGGCGAAATGGGCGCTGTTCGCGATCGCGATGCTTGGCGCCGGGGCGGCCATCGTCGCCCGCTGGCAGGACGGGCGGGCCGAATGAGCGGGCTCTGGTCGGCGCTGACGACGGGGGCGGCGCGCTGGGCGGCGCTGGCGGCGATGGCAGTGCTGGCGGTGCTGGGGATGTGGCGCATGGCCGAGCGCGCCGGGCGGCGCGCGGCCGATCTGGAAAGCGAGGAGGCGAGGAATGCGGCGCTCACGCGGATGCTGGAGGCCGGCGCGCGCCGGCCGCGCGATCGCTCTGCTCTGGCTCGCCGGCTGCGGGCCGGCGATTTCTGAGGGGCCGATTTGCCCGCCGGTCGTTCCCTACACGGCTGAGGCGCAGGCCCGTGCGGCCGATGAGATGGCGGCGCTGCCGCCGGGCGCCGTCCTGCCGGAGATGCTGGCGGATTACGCCGCGCTGCGCGATCAGCTGCGCGCCTGCCGGGGCCGCGCGTGATGACGGCGCTCACACAGATCCCGGCCGAGATCACCGCGGGCGACTCGCTGACGGTCGACCTGGCGGCGCTGCGCGGGGAATATCCGCCGCCGGCCTGGACGCTGACCTTCGCGCTGACGCCGAAGGAAGGCGGGCCGGTGACCACGATCCCGGCGGCCGACAGCGGCGATTCCTGGCGCGTGGCGATGACCCCGGCCGAAACGTCGTCCCTGCCCACCGGCCGCTACGCCTGGGCGCTGGCCCTGCCCACCGGCCGCTACGCCTGGGCGCTGGTGGCGGAGGATACGGGCGCGGGCGAGCGGCGGACTGTGCAGCGCGGCGAGCTGGCCGTGGTGGCCGATCCCCTGACCTCGACGGGCGACACGCGCAGCGATGCCGAGCGCATCCTGGCCGCGATCGAGGCGACGATCGAGGGGCGGGCGACGAAGGACGCCGAAAGCTACTCGATCGAGGGGCGCAGCATCTCGCGCACGCCGATCGAGCAGCTGTTGCGGTTGCGTGCAGTCTATCAACGAAGTGTTGACGCGGAGGCCGGCATTTCGCCGATCAGGCAACGGCGGGTGAGGTTTTCGTGAGCTGGACGGGCGCGAGCGGCTGGGTGGCGTCCGCGCGGGCGGGGCGGCGGAGCTATTCCGCGTCCCGGCCCGACCGCCTGGTGAGCGGGTGGTCGCTGTTCAGTCAGCCGACACGCGAGACCCAGCGGCGCGACGTGCCGGGGCTGATCCGTCATGCCCGCCACGCGGCGCAGAATTTCGACCTGGCCCGGCATTACGAGATGCTGGCGCGCCGGCACGTCATCGGCCCGCAGGGTATCCGGCTGCGCATGGAGGTCATGGACGCGCCGGACCGGCCCGACGAGGTGGCGAACCGGCTGATCGAGGAGGCCTGGGCGCGCTGGGGCCGGCGCGGTGTGCCGACCGTCTGCGGCCGGCTGTCCTGGTGGCAGCTGCAATGCATCGCGGTGACCAACCTGGTGCGCGAGGGCAACGCGCTGTTCCGGATGCACCGCGAGGGGCGCCGGCCCTTCGGCTTCCAGCTGGAGGCACTGCCCTTCGATCTCCTGGACACGACCGCCCAGGGGCCGACGCGTGCGGGAACGGTGATCGAGGCCGGCATCGAGTATGACGCGCGCGACCGCGTCGTGGCGTATCACCTGTGGAGCAGGCCGCCCCATTCGGGGCTGTCGGGGCGGCCGGCGCGCAAGATGCGCGTGCCGGCGGCCGAGATCATCCACCTGTTCCTGCCGGAGGAGATCGGGCAGGCGCTGGGCATCCCGCGGCCGGCGACGGCGCTGAGGATGATGAACCTCTCGGCGCGCTACCAGGAGGCGGCGCTCGCGGCCGCCCATTACGGCGCGGCGAACATGCTGTTCTTCACGCAGGAGGACGGGGCGGGCGCCGCCCCCCGCAAGCCCGCCGGCGACGTGCCGCTGGACGACATGGAGGCGGGCACGATCTCGATGCTTCCGCCGGGCGTGAAGCCCGAGCCGCACCGCCCGCACTATCCCGAACAGGCGATCGACCCCTTCATGCGGCAGATGAACAACGCCACCGCCGCCGGGCTGGGCATCTCGACCGAGACGCTCACGACGTCCCTGAAGGACGCCAATTTCAGCGTCCTGCGCGCCGGCAAGTCCGAGGAGCGCGACGAGTGGCGCATGATGCAGCGCGGCGTCGAGGAGGGGCTGTGCCAGCCCGTCTTCGACGCCTGGCTGCCGCGCGCGCTGCTGACCGGGGAAATCGGCCTGCCCTTCGAGCGGATCGGGAAGTTCCGCGCGGCGCGCTGGGACGCGCGCGGCTGGGAATCGGTCAACCCGAAGGACGACGCGATGGCGATCGAGCGCGAGCTGGCCGCCGGCGTCACCTCGCGCCAGCGCTGGGCGGCGCGGCGCGGTCAGGACTGGCAGGACATCGCGCGCGAGCTGCGCGAGGAGGCGGCCGCGCTGGACGGCCTGCCGGGGGTGCCCGTGCGCCCCGAGACGCTGGAAGAGGCAAGCGGGGCGGAGCAATGACGCGAGATGCGAGGGCAGCGCAATGGCGGCTCGAGCCGATGGCCGGGTCCGCGCCCGAGGCCGTCGCCCCGTCCGAGATCGTCGCGCCGATCTCGTCCGAGGCGCCGGTGCTGCGGATGGATTTCACGACGGGCGAGCGCTTCTGGGAGGTGCTGGGCCATCGCGAGGGGGAGCTGGATGTCTCGCGCGTGGAGTCGGGGCTGGTGCCGGTGCTGACCGACCATGCCGCGGCGGTGGACTCGGTCGTCGGCACGCTGGCCGGCGTGACGCTGGCCGGCGGGCGCGCGGTGGGGGTGCTGCGCCGCCACCGCACCGACCGGGCCGAGGCGCTGTTCGCGCGCGCCGGGCGCGGCGAGATCGCCGGGCTGAGCGTGGGCTACTCGATCCTCGAGGCGCGCGAGTCCGGGACGAGGGACGGGCTGCCGGTGATCCGCGTCACGCGCTGGCAGCCCCGGGAAGTGAGCTTCGTGGCGGTGCCGGCGGACATGTCCGTCGGTGTGGGCAGGCAGACAGAGGAGAGCGAGATGCCTGACGGTGGTGTGGCGGTCCGGCAGGGCCGCGAGGATCGGGGGGCCTCGGCCCTGGAAGTTGCGCGCACGCGCGCCGACCAGGCGGGGGCCGGGACGGAGAGCGGCGCCGGGAGCGGCGCGCCGGCCGCCGGTGCGCAGCCCGGCGGCGAGGCGGGCACGCGCCAGGGCGAGACGCCCGGGCAGGGCGCGGCGCCGGCGGGGCAACCGGGCGAGCGTGGCGCGACCCCGGCCGGCGGCGACGGGAGCACCCGCCAGGGTGAGGCGGCCGGGCAGGCGGCGCCTCAGCCGGCGGCGCGGGCCGCGCCGGCCGAGGCGCGCGGCGGCGAAGCTCCGCTGGCCGAGGAGCGCCGGCGCGTCGCCGCGATCGACGCGATGGCGCGCGAGTTCGACCTGCCGGCCGACATGGCCGCCGCCGCGCGGCAGGACGGGACGCCGGCCGACACGTTCCGCCAGCGAGTGCTCGACCGGGTGCGCGCCGGCGGCGAGCAGGGCACCGGCGCGCGGGCGACGCAGATCGGGATGAGCGCGGCCGAGGCGCAGCGTTTCAGCGTCTTCAACCTTGTGCGGTATCTGATGGAGCCCTCGGCAGAGAACGCCGAGCGCGCGGCCTTCGAGCTCGAGGCGAGCCGGGCGGCCGAGCGCCATCTGGGCCGGGAGACACGCGGGGCGATGATCCCGCCCGACGTGACCTTCGCGCCCGGCCTCGCCGGCGGGCAACGCGCGCAGAATGTCGGCACGCCCACCGCCGGCGGCAACCTGGTGGCGACGGAGCACCTGGCGAGCTCCTTCATCGAGCTCCTGCGCGACCGCCTGGTGCTGGCCGAGGCCGGCGCGACGATGCTGACCGGGCTGCGCGGCGACATCCAGATCCCGAAGATGACGGGGGACGTCACGCATTACTGGGTCGGCGAGGCCGAGGACGTGAGCGACAGCCAGGCGACCTTCGGGCAGGTGACGATGTCGCCGAAGACGCTGGGCGTGGGCGTGCCGATCACGCGCAAGATGATGCTGCAGGGCTCACCCGACATCGAGGCGGTGATCCGACGCGCGATCGTCGAGAAGATCGCCCGGGCCATCGACGGCGCCGCGATCATCGGCAGCGCCGCCGCGGACGCGCCGGACGGTCTGCGCGACTCGATCGTCGGCGGGGCCAGCACCTGGGCGGCGGCGAACGATCCGACCTACCCGGAGATGGTCGAGCTCGAGACGGAGGTCGCGGTCGACAACGCGGACCTGGGCAACCTGTCCTACGTCTACAACGCGCGCACCTCCGGGCATCTGCGCTCGAAGCTGCAGACGACCGGGGCGCCCGTCTATGCCGAGACGCCGGAGGGCACGGTCAACGGCTATCGCCGGCTGCGCACCAACCTTGTCGCCGACTGGGAGGTTTTCTTCGGCAACTGGGCGGACCTGGCCATCGGCATGTGGTCGGGCGTCGATCTGTCCGCCGACACGGCGACTCTGGCGAAGTCGGGCGGGACGGTGCTGCGCGCCTTCCAGGACGTGGATGTGGCGGTGCTGCGCACCGACAGCTTCCACATGGGCAAGAACGCCTGATCGGGCTTGACGCGCCGGGCGGCGTGCCGCCCGGCGCCTGAGGGGAGACAACCACATGACCGAAGTGACGCTGACAGTGGCGAGCCGGATCGCCGGGGCCGATCGCGCGCCGGGCGAGACGCTGGACATCGATCCCGCGCTCGCGCGCCGGATGATCGCGCGGGGCCGCGCGCGGCCGGCCGGCGAAGCCGCGCCGGTCGAGGCGCCGGCGGAGACCCGCATGGAGGCGGGCGGCGCGCCGACGGACGCGCCGCGCGTCGCGCGCGGCAAGCGCAGGGCCGGGGGCGGCGGCGATGGCTGAGATCGAGGGAGCGGCCGAGCGCGCGGTGTTCATGGACACGCGCGCCTTCGGCGAGGTCGTCAGCTACACGCCCGCCGGCGGCATGGCGGCCGAGGTGCCGGCGATCTTCGAGGCGCCGCATGTCGCGGCGCTGACCGGCGCCGATCCCGGCGTCGCGGCGAGCGCGCCGGTGGCGGCGCTCTTCGACGCGGACCTGCTGGCGCCGCCGGCGGCCGGTGACAGCCTGGAGCGCGCGGGCGTGACCTGGCGCGTCGTGGAGGCGCGGAGCGACGGCGCCGGGCTGTCCCGGCTGGTTCTGGAGGAAGCGTGATGGCGGATTATCACGGCTATGACGGGATCGTGAAGGTCGGCGGCAGCGCCGTCGGCTCGGTCCAGCGCTGGAACGTCGACCAGCGCGCCGAGACGACCCAGGGCTACGGCATGGGCGACGCCTGGATGGCCACGCGGGCCACGGTGAAATCCTTCGAGGGGTCGATGGAGTTCTACTACGACCCGACGGAGACGGCCGGCGCGAATATCGTGCCGGGCGACACGCTGTCGGTCGAGCTGTTCCCCGGCGGCGAGGCAACGGGCAACGCCTTCTTTTCCGGCAGCGTCGTCGTCACCGGCGTGCCGCTGAGCGTGCCGAAGGATGGCTGGGTCACGAAGACCGTCAACTTCCAGGGCGACGGTGCCCTGACCGAGAGCACGGCGCCGTGACGGGCTCGGTCGCGGAGCTGATGGCGCGGCATTTCGAGCGGCTGGGGCGCCAGTCGCTGGAGGTGCCGGAGATCACGGGCCCCGACGGCGCGCCGCTGGTCGTCTGGTGGCGGCCGGTGACCAACGCCGAGGGGGCGAAGATCCGCCGCCGGGCCGGCGCCAGCGAGGCGGCGATGTCGCTCTGGACGGTGATCCTGAAGGCCGAAACGGAGGCCGGCGAGCGCATGTTCGCGGAGGATGCCGAGACGGTGCGCCTGCTGTCGGAGCATGTCGAGGGGCGGCTCCTGGCGCGGATCGCCTCGGCGATCCTGGGCGGGTCGGACGAGGCCGAGATGGAAAAGTGATGGCCGAGACGGAGGCGGCGGGCCACTACGCGCTGGCGCTCCGTCTCGGCAAGTCGGTGACGGAAATCCTCGATCTGCCGCGCGAGGAGCTGGCCGGCTGGCGCGCCTACCTGGCGCAGCAATCGCGGGGGTGATCGATGGGCGTGCGCGACCTGCTGTTCCGGATCGTCGGGCGGGACGCCTCGGACCGCGCCTTCGGCAGCGTCAAGCGCAACCTGCGCGACGTCGAGGGGGCGGCGCGGCGCACGCGTGAGCGGGTGCGCGATGTCGGCCGGGGGTTGCGCAATGTCGGCCTGGCCGGCTCCGCCGCGTCGGCCGGTCTGGTCGCCTCCTTCCGCGACTCGATCGCGCTCTACGACGAGCAGGCGAAGGCCGAGGCGCGCGTGCGCCAGGCGATCGCGGCCACGGGCGGCGCCGCGGGCGTGACCGCCCGCCAGCTTTTCGAGCAGGCGAGCGGGCTGCAGGCGGTCAGCCGCTTCGGCGACGAGGCGATCCTCGGAGACGTCACGACCCAGCTCGTCACCTTCGGCAACATCGCCGAGGATCAGCTGACGCGCGCCACGCGCCTGACGCTCGACCTGGCGACGGCGACCGACAAGGGGCTGGCGCCGACGGCCACGCGCCTCGGCCGGGCGCTGGCCGAGCCGGCGGACGGGCTGACGCGGCTGGGCCGCGCCGGGATCGTGTTCACGAACGCGCAGGAAGAAATGGTCGAGCGCCTGGCCGAGTCCGGCCGGCTGGCCGAGGCGCAGGCGCTAATCCTGGACAAGGTCGCGGCGCAGGTCGGCGGGCAGGCGGAGGCGGCGCTGGCGGGCGCCGGCTCGATCGAGCAGCTCGGCAATGCCTGGGGCGATCTGAAGGAGGTCGTCGGCGGCGAGCTGGCCGACCGTCTGGACGGGATCACGGGGATGGTGCGCGGCGTTGTGGACTGGTTCAACGCGCTCTCGCCCGCCTCGCAGTCGCTGGCGGTCAACCTGGGGCTGGTCGCGGCGGCGCTGCCGCCCGTGACGGCGGCGCTGGGCGCGCTGACCATCGCGGCGAGCGCGCTGGGCGGGCCCGTGACGACGGTGATCACCGGGATCAGCGCGCTGATCGGCGTCGTCGCCGCGCTCTGGCCCGAGACGGACCGCCTGGCCGGGAGCACGGGGACGGCGACCGAGGCATTCCGGGACGAGCGGCGCGCGGCGGAAGACCTGTCGGGCGTCCTGGCGAGCGATACGCAGCTGTCGGCGGCCGCGGTGGCGCAGAAGCTGGGCGAGGCGCGGGCGCGGTTCCAGAACGTGCAGGCGATCGTCGCCGAGCGTCGGGCGCTGGCGCGGACGAGCCCCGAATACCGGGCGCTGGCCGGCGAGATCGAGCAGGTTCGCACGCGGCTGGACAACCTGCGCAACACGCCCCGCGATGGCGGCGTCTTCGCGCCGCAGGCAAACCGCGCGGACATCGAGTTCTGGATCGATCGCCTCGGCGAGCTGAGCGCCCGACAGCGCGCGCTGATCGACCCGACGGGCGAGCTGTTCGACCTGCTCGAGCGGACCCGCGAGAACATGCGCCAGCTCGGCGAGATGACCGGAGATGTGCCCGAGGTGCCCGGCGAGGTGCCCGAGAGCGTCGGCGCGGTCGGCGGGGCGGCGGGCGACGCGGCGGACGAGGTCGACGCGCTGGGCACCAGCGTGGAGACGCTGGCCGGCGCGCCGGTATGGGACGCGCTGAAACAGAACATCACCGGCCTCGCGACGGGCGTCAGCTCGTTCGGGGATCTGTGGCGGGGCGTGTTCGAGCAGGCGGCCAACTGGCTGCTGGACCTCGCCTTCTCGCCCGCCTGGGACACGCTGGCGAGCAATGTCGAGGCGCTGCTGGGCCAGGGCGGCACGGGCGGGACGCCCGCGCGGGGCAACCCGCTGACCGCGCTGGCGAGCGGCGTCGGCGAGCTGCTGGGATTCGACCGGGGCGGCGCGTTCACCGTGGGGGGGGTCGCCGGCATCGACCGCAACCTGGCGCCGGTGCGCCTGTCGGCCGGCGAGGAGGTGCAGGTGACGCGCCGGGGCGAGGCGCCGGCCACGAATGTCACCGTGAATATCCAGACGCCCGATCCGGAAAACTTCCGGCGGTCGCGCGCCCAGATCGGCCGCGAGATTTCCCGCGCCGTCGCGGCCGGGCAGCGGGGGCGGTAATGCATCTGGACCTGGAGATCCCGCGCGACATCGCCGCCGGCGCGACGGCGGTGATCGAGCGGCGCGACGACCTGGTCGAGCTGGCCTCGGGCGCGGTGGAGGTGAACAGCCGCTGGCGCGCCTCGCGCCGGCGCTACGAGATCGGCTACGCGCTGAAGACGGCCGCCGATCTGGAATCGGTCGTCGCGATCTTCGAGGCCGCGCGCGGGCGGCTGCACACGTTCCGCATGCGCGACTGGGCGGACTGGCGCTCGGCCCCGCCCGACCAGGCGATCGCGGCGACGGATCAGCCGCTCGGCGCCGACGATGGCGCCGGCGGCTACACCGAGGCGTCCGGCGACGGCGCGACCGCGAGCTTCCAGCTCGTCAAACGCTACGGGGTGCTGAACGGCTACCTGCGGCCGATCGCCCTGCCCGTCGCCGGCACCGTCGTCGCGGCGGTGGACGGCGCGGCGACCACGGCCTTCAGCCTGACCGTGCCGGGCGGGACGATTACCTTCGACACGCCTCCGGCGGCGGGCACGGCGCTGACAGCCGGCTTCGAGTTCGACGTGCCGGTGCGCTTCGAGGCGGCCGAGCTGGGCGTCGAGTGGATTTACTTCCTCGAGGGCGAGGAGGGCAGCGCGCGGGCGCCGTCGATCGGCCTCGTGGAGGCGCGGCTGGACGGGGGCGGGGCATGAGCGGGCTCGACGCCGCCCTCCTGACCGGCGCGACGACGCGCGCGCTCTGCTGGCGGCTGGCGCGGCGCGACGGCGTCGTGATGGGCTTCACCGATCATGACCGCGACATCGCCTTCGACGGCGTCACCTTTGCCGCCGGCGCCGCGCTGGAGGCGAGCGCCGTGTCGTCGCAGGCCGGCGCCGGGACGGGCGAGATGGACGCGGCCGGCGCGCTGGCCTCGGACGCCATCACCGAGGCCGATCTGCGCGCCGGCGTCTATGACGGCGCCGAGGTCGAGCTCTGGGAGGTCGACTGGACGGACGTTTCCGCGCGCCGGCTGCTGGCCGTCTTCACGCTGGGCGAGGTGGAGCGGCGCGACCTGGCCTTCCGGGCCGAGATGCGGTCCACCGCCGCCGTGTTCGGGCGCAGGCGCGGGCGCGTGCAGGGCCCGCTTTGCGACGTGGAGCGGCTGGGCGACGCGCGCTGCGGCGTCGACCTGGACGCGGGCGGCTTCCGGTTCCAGACGGTCGTGGACTCGGTCGCCGGGCCGACCCTGTCGATCCCCGACGCCACCGCCGCCGGCTTCTTCGATTTCGGCCGGCTGCGCATGCTCGACGGCGGCGCGGCGGGGTTCGAGGCGGATATCCGGCTCTCGCGGCAACTCGCCGCGGGCACCGAGCTGCAGCTCTGGCGCGAGGTGCCGGCGGCGATCGCGGCCGGCGACGCGATAGAGGTGACGGCCGGGTGCGACCGCAGCGCCGACACGTGCCGGAACAAGTTCGCCAACTTCGAGCGCCACCGCGGCTTCTGGCGAATGCCGCCGGCGAGCGCCCCCGCGGATTACGCGGTGATCGGCGACCCGGACCAGGACGGGGGATCGCGCCATGAGTGAGCCCTGGCCCGCCGGCGAGGTCTGTGCGGCGGCGCGGCGGTGGGCCGGCACGCCCTGGCACGCGAACGCGGCGCTGCGCGGGGCGGGGTGCGACTGTGTCGGGCTCGTCCGGGGCATCATCGGCGAGCTGACCGGCGCCGTGCCGCCGGCGCCGGCCTGGCGGCCGGGCTGGCACGCCGATGCGCGGCTGCCGCTGCTGGCGGCGCTGCGCCGGCACCTGGTGCGCCGGCCGCTGCCCGGCGAGCCGGGCGACGTGATCCTGTTCCGCGTCGGCGCCTGCCGCGCCGCGCATGTCGCGATCCGCCTGCCAGAGGGCCTGATCGGCGCCGACCGGCGGCGCGGCGTCGTCGTCACCTCGGCGCCGCCGCGGCGGATCACCAGCGCCTGGGCAATCCCGTGGCGACGCTGATCCTCGGCCTAGCGGGCGGCGCCGTCGGCTCGGCGATCGGCGGGTCGGTGCTGGGCGTGAGTGCCGTCCAGATCGGCCAGGCGGTGGGCGCGCTGGCGGGCCGGGCGGTCGACACGATGCTGCTCTCGGGCGGCGACGGGCAGGTCACCGAGGGGCCGCGGCTGGACAACCTGCAGGTGACGCTGGCGCAGGAGGGCGCACCTCTGCCCGAGGTGTGGGGGCGGACAGCCGTGCCCGGGACGATGATCTGGGCGACCGAGATCCGCGAGACGCGGGTCGAGGAGGATATCACGGTCGGCTCGGGCAAGGCGTCGACGACGACCACTGAGGTGACGTATGAATACGACATCTCGATCGCCGTCAGCCTGTCGGAGGGCGAGATCGCCCATGTCGGGCGCATCTGGGCCGATGGCGATCTGTTCGACCCGACGGCCATGATCGATGACGGGCGCCTGCGCGTCTACAAGGGCAGTGAGGTGCAGCCGATCGATCCGACGATCGAGGCGGTCGAGGACGGCGCGCCCGCCTTCCTCGGCACCGCCTATCTGGTGCTCGAGGCGCTGGCGCTGGCCGATTACGGCAATCGCGTCCCCCAGCTGCGCGTCGAGCTGTGGGGCAGGTCCGGCACGCTGGAGGCGGACCTGCTGCGCGGGGTGAACATCATCCCCGGCACGACCGGCTGGGGCTACGATCCCGGCGTGGTCACGCAGGTCTCGCGCGACTCGCAGGGCAACGTGATCGAGGAGCAGCCGGAGAACAATCACCGGCACGCGCGGGCCAGCGACTGGCGCCTGTCGATGGACCTCGCCCAGGGGGTGATGCCGGCGCTCGGCACGGCGAGCCTGGTCGTGAGCTGGTTCGGCACCGATCTGCGCGCCGGCGAGTGCCGGGTCGAGCCGCGCGTGGAGCGCAAGGACAAGGAGACGTCGCCCGCCTGGGCGGCGGCGGGGCTGACACGGGCGAGCGCGACTGTCGTCTCGCAGGCGGACGGCCGGCCCGCCTTCGGCGCGGCGCCGGCCGACGCGGCGGTGATCGCGGCGCTGGAAGACCTCGCCACGCGCGGGCTGCGCCGCGTGCTCTACCCGTTCCTGATGATGGACATCACCGAGGCGCAGGCGCTGCCCGACCCGTCCGGAAGCGGCACGCAGGGCGCCTATCCGTGGCGCGGGCGGATCGCGCCGGAGGCCGGCCAGGACGTGGCCGCCGAGATCGCCGCCTTCGTCGGCACCGCGCAGGTGTCTGACTTCGCGGTCGTGGACGGGGCGGTGCAGTATTCGGGGCCGGAGGAATGGAGATGGCGACGCTTCATCCTGCATCTCGCGCATCTCGCGAAGGCCGCCGGCGGGGTGGAGGCCTTCCTCGTCGGCACCGAGCTGCGGGGTCTGACGATGGCGCGGGCGCCCGACGGCAGCTACCCATTCGTCGATGCGCTGCGCACGCTGGCCGCCGACGTCAAGGCGGTGCTGCCGGGGGCCGAGGTCAGCTATGCCGCCGACTGGTCGGAGTATCACTCGCACCGCGAGGGCGGCGACGTGCGCTTCCACCTCGATCCGTTCTGGGCGGACGCGAATGTCGGTTTCGTGGGCATCGACAACTACCTGCCGCTGTCGGACTGGCGGCCTGGCGAGGATCACCTGGACCATGACGACGCGGCCGGCGTCACCAGCGTCTACGATCTCGGCTATCTGAAGGGCAACGTCGAGGGCGGCGAGTTCTGGGACTGGTATTACGCCAGCGACGCCGATCGCGCGGCGCAGGTCCGCACACCGATCGAGGACGCCACCTATGGCAAGCCCTGGGTCTTTCGCCAGAAGGCGATCCGCGACTGGCACGGGAACGCCCACTACGACCGCCCGGGCGGGGTCGAGCCCAATAACCTGCTGGAATGGTCAGAGGACCTCACCGCGTCCGTTTGGATGGTGGCCGGAGGTGGCAGTCCAGTGAAGTCCACTAGCGGCTCGGACAACACGGTGAAGTGGAGCTCAGGGGGTGGCAACCTGTTTCAGTCGAATAACAATTTTCCCCTGTCGCCGGGCACCACCTACACGTTCAGCATAATGGTGAAGGTGGTGACGCTTGGGGGGAGCTCCGCTTCCGATTTCCTCCTCTCAATCCGAGAGCATATTCCAACAGTAGTTGTGAAGGACAACACCAATATAACCCTGACTGACGACGGGAATTGGCACGAGTATTCCGTCACGGGAACCACTGCGGGCACGATCACGGGCGCCGGATTCTACGTTCACCTGAGGCATTCGGGCACCGGCAGCCCAGAGATTGCCGTGCTTTCCGCTGGAAACGGGGCGCAGCTGACGGCGAGCGCCGGCGTGCTGCCGTATACAAAGACTGAGGGATCCCGCGCCGTTCCTGCCGCGACGGCCTGGGTGCCGGGATCGAAGCCCGTCTGGTTCACCGAGCTGGGCTGCCCGGCGGTGGATTTCGGGGCCAACCAGCCCGCCGTGTTCTACTCGCCGAAAAGCTCGGAGAGCGATCTGCCGCATTTCGCGGCGGGCGTGCGCGACGACTTCATGCAGCGCCAGTATCTGCGCGCGCAGATCGAGTGGTGGCGCGACAACGCACCCGGGATCGTGGCGATCGACGACGTTCAGGTCTGGGCCTGGGATGCGCGGCCCTGGCCCGAGTTCCCGACGCAGGACGATCTGTGGGCGGACGGGCCGGACTGGCGGCTGGGCCACTGGCTGAACGGCCGGGCGGGCAGTGCGCCGGTGGCCGCGATCGTGGAGGCGCGGCTGCTGCGCGCGGGGCTGCCGGCGGACCGGCTCGCTGTGAGCCGCGCCTTCGGGCAGGTCGCCGGCTACGAGGTGACCGCGCCGATCGATTTCCGCCAGGTCGCCGCGCCGCTGCAGCAGGCGCTGGCGCTGACGATCTGGGAGGAGGGCGGCATCGTCCATGCCGGCACGCGCGGCGCGGCGCCGCGCCTCGGGGTGCTGGCGAACACGCGGCTTGTCGCCGCGCGCGAGGGGCCGCGCGTGACCGTTACCCGCCGGGCGGCCGAGGACGTTCCCTCGGTCGCGCGGCTGACATTCCGCGACGCGGCGCGCGACTACGAGCCGGCGACGGCCGTCGCCCGGCGCGAGGCGGCGCCCGAGCTGACACCGGCCGAGGCCCGGGTGCCGCTGACCTTCGATTTCGACACCGGCCACCAAGCGGCGCAACTGCTGCTTGCCTCGGCGCGGGCGGGGCGCGAGGTGGCGCGGCTGGCAGCGCCGCCATCGGCGGTCGATCTGCGGCCGGCGGCGATCCTGCCGGTCGAGACGCATGCCGGGCTGCCGGTGCGCGAGCTGTTCGTCACGCGCCTCGAGCGCGGCGCGGCGCTGGACGTGGAGGCCGAGACGATCGACCGCGCCGCCTTCGCGCTGGCCCGCGGCGTGTTCCGCGAGCCGCGCGCGCTCCCGGTGATCGGATCGAGCACGGTGACGCTCTCGGTCATGGACCTGCCGCTGGTCTCCACGGACATCGAGGACTGGGATGCCTGGCTCGTGGCGCATGCCGATCCCTGGCCCGGGGTCGTCGTCGTCGATCGGGCGGCGGCGCAGGACGGCAGCTTCGCCGCGGCGCGCAACCTCGTCGTCCGCGGCGCCCTGGGCGAGACGCTGACCGACCTCGCGCCCGGCCGCGCCTGGCGGTGGAGCGGCGGGACGCTGGATCTGCGCCTCTTCGCCGGGCAGCTCGTCAGCCGGACCGAGGAGGACGTGCTCGCCGGGGCGAACGCGCTTGCGTTGCGCCACGCGGCGGGCTGGGAGATCGTGCAGTTCCGCGATGCGGAGCTCATCGGCGCGGGCACCTACCGGCTGTCGCGGCTCCTGCGCGGCGTGCGCGGGACCGAGGGCGTGCCGGACGCCGCGCCGCTTGGCGCCGGGGCGCGGGCCGTGCTGCTCGACGGCGCGGCGGTGCCGGCGGGCCTGGCGACCGCCGATCTGGGCGCGGCGCGGTGGTATCGCCACGGCCCGCCGACCGTGCCGGAGGCCGAGCGCGCCGTGATTTCCGAGACGGTCGCGGGCGTCGGGCGCCGGCCCTACGCGCCGCATTTCGTCCGCGTCGCGGCCTCGGGAGGGGATCGCGTGATCTCCTGGCTGCGCCGCTCGCGCCTGCTGGCGCCGACGCTGCCGCCCGACGGCGCGCCGATGCCGATCGGCGAGAGCGCCGAGAGCTACCGCGTGGAGATCGGCCCGGCCGGCGCGCCGTGGCGCGTCGCGACTGTGGCATCACCGAGCTTTAACTACACGGCCAGCATGCAGTCGGATGACGGCGCCGTGCCACCATATGATGTGCGCTTGGCGCAGATCGGCGACGCCTGGGGGGCCGGGGCGGAAACGCAAATCACCGTGCGGGAGTGAGGCATGGCGCAGACGACACTTCTCAACATCGACAAGCCGGGGCAGGCCGAGGTGTTTCCGCTGGCCACGATCGGCGCCGCGCTCGACGCGCTGGACGCGAACAACGGGCGGGCGCACGCGGGCAACGGCGTCTCGGCCGGCATCGCCTTTGCCAGCGCGACGCTGACCGGGCTGTCCGGGGCGAGCGTGACCGAGGCCGGGCTTGTCCCGGCCGGCGCCATCCTGCTCGGCGTCGCGGTGGAGGTGACGGTCGAGATCACCGGCGCGACGTCGTTCGATGTCGGTGACGGCTCCACGGTGAATGCTTATGGCGACGCCCTGGCGCTCACGGTCGGCACCAAGAACGCTGGCGCCATCTCTCCCGCCGCGCTCGCCGCTGCCGGCGACGTGGTGCTGACGGCGAACGGGAGCAACTTCACCGCGGGCGAGGTCGTCGTGACCGCCGCCTGGATCGACCTCGCGATCGCGTGATGGGCTCGTCGCTCTGGCAACTGCCGTATCTGGCCGAGGGGCAGGCGCAGCCGCATGTCCCGCACAATGCCGCGCTCGACATCCTCGACGCGGTGCTGGGCGGCGCGGCCATCTCGGCGACGGTGGCGGCGGCGCCGGCGAGCCCGGCCGAGGGCGATGTCTACATCCTCCCGGCCGCGCCAACGGGCTGGGGCGGCGGCGCCGAGGGCGACGTCGCGGTGCGCACGGGCGGCATCTGGCATTTCGCGACGCCTGCGCGCGGCTGGCGGCTGTTCGTCGCGGACGAGGCAGCCGAGCGGGTGCATGACGGCGCCGCCTGGCGGCGCGGCGCGGTGGCCGGCGCCTTCGGGTCGAGCGCGGGGCTCGTCCAGGTCGAGGCGGAGCTGTCCGGGCTGTCGGGCGCGAGCGTGACCGCCTCGGGGCTCCTGCCCGCGCGGACGCTCGTCGTCGCGGTCACCTCCTGGGTGACGGCGGAGGTCACCGGCGCGAGCAGCTATGACGTGGGCCGGTCCGGCGCCACCGCGCAGTTCGGCGGCTCCCTCGGCACCGCCGTCGGCAGCTCGAATGTCGGGCTCTCGACCTACAACGCGTTCTCGGCCGAGGACGTGATCGTCACCGCCAATGGCGGCAACTTCACCGGCGGGACGCTGCGCCTGGGCGTCACCGCCATGCGCCCCGAGGCGCCGGTGTGAGCGCGGCGGTGGTCGCCGAGGCGCGCGCGCGGCTCGCCGGCGCCTGGCCGAACGCCGCCGACCGCACGGGCGAGGCGGCGGCGGCGCCGGAATCGGGGTTGCCGGCCTTTGCCGTCGAGCTGGAGATGGACGAGGCCGAGCCGCGGGCGCAGCGCGGCGGCTGGCAGCTCTCGGGCAGGCTGACCGTGCGGCTCTGGGCGGCGCCCGACCCGGCGAGCGCGCGCGCCGACATGGAGGCGGCCGCCGACAGCGCCATCGAGGCCATCATGGCGGCGCCGGAGCGGATGGGCGGCCTTCTGGCCGACCTGGTGCCCGCCGGCACGCGCGTCGACGTCGAGGGCGGGCGCCGGCGCCTGGCGGCGCTGGACGTGGAGTTCGACGTCGTGCGGATCGAGGATGGCACCGCCCCGGCGCCGCCGGCGGCGCTGGGGCTCTAGGCATGGGAGGCCGGATGACCGACGAGCAGTGGCACGAATCGGTCGAGCGGCGCCTCGAGGCGCTCATGAAGGCGGTCGAGAAGCTGGCGATGGTCGAGGAGCGGCTGGCGCAGAACATCCAGATGGAGCGGAAGACCGGCGAGGATCTGCGCGCCCTGCAGGGTCGCGTGCAGGCGATCGAGGTCGAGGGCGCCCGACGCGGCGCCAAGATGGGCGAGTCCGAATGGGGCGTTCGGATGCTGATCGCCGCCATCGTCGGCGCGTCGGTGTATCTGGTCACGGGAAGGTAGGTCCGGGTTTGGCCGCGCCGCTTCTTCTGCTAGGCTCCGGCCCGGTTGAGGCGCCTGGGCAGCCGTGTCCGGGTTTGGCCGCGCCGCTTCTTCTGCTAGGCTTCAGGTAGCAGGCAGCATCGCTCTCAGTCGGGTCCGGGTTTGGCCGCGCCGCTTCTTCTGCTAGGCTCGAGGGCGCGCTCGACGGTCGTGCGAACTCGATTCGGTATGAGCGACTGCTTCCAGGCCCCGTTGGTGCATCCGCGCCGGTTGTCCGGCTCTCAGAATGGCGTGACGCTGGCCGGCATGTATGCTGGCACAGTTCCCGTTTCGTTCGCTTTCCGTCCAGCGCCGCGGGGCACGCTAACAAATTGAAACTATTGATCATCATGCCGGATTGCAAATCCGTCTACGCGGGTTCGAATCCCGCACTCGCCTCAATGATTTAGGCGATCCGGCGCAGCATCTGGCACAAGCGGTGGCACAAGTTCCTGTTCGTGCCCCGTTCGTTCCGGCGGTCAGTTCCGGCGATTCTGCGCCTCGATGGCGCGCACCTGCTGCCGGGCCGCGCCGGCATATTTCGCGACCATTGCCTGCGAGCGGTGGCCGGTGACGGCCATGATGAGGTCGTCGTCGCAGCCGAGCGCGGCCAGCTCGGCCGTTGTCGTGTAGCGCAGGGCGTGCGTGTCGTGCGCCTCGCCGGCGCCGATGGCCGCGCGCAGCTTGCGCATCCTGTCGGCGGCGGCGCGGTAGGACAGCGGCCCGCCGCGCTTACTGGTCAGGATCGTCTCGCCCCGCCTCGGGGCCCTTCGCAGCGTCTCGCGCAGCCGGGCGGTGAAGGGCACCCAAAGCTCGGCGCCGGTCTTGGACTGGCCGACATGGATCGCGTCGCCGGCGATGTCGGCCCAGCGCATGCGCAGCACGTCGCCGACGCGCTGGCCGGTGCCGACAAGCAGCTCGAACAGCACCAGCGTTTCGCCGGTGGCCGTCGCGCGCGCGGCCGCGACCAGGTCGTCGGGCCAGGGCTTGCGCCGCCCGCTCGGGCGGTAGGTGGCCCGCACGCCCTTGGCCGGGTTGTCGTCGCGCCAGCCCTGGTCGATCGCGTGCTCGAACAGCACGCGCAGCACCTGCACCAGGTAGTCGGCGAATCGCCCGCTGTTCTGATCGCGCCAGCCGACAACGTGATGGCGCGCGACCCGGGTCGGATCCTGGCTGCCGAGCCTGTCCTCGAGGAAGGTCAGCACCTTGTCGTAGTCGCGTCGCGTGCGGGGCGCGCGGCGCGTGTAGCGGTCGCTGCGCCGGTAGGAGGCGATGAGCGCGCGGAACGTCTTGCCCTTCGGCGGCGGCGGCGTGCCCTTCAGGAGAAGCGCGTATTCGGCCCACCAGGCGTCTGTTAAAGGCTCCGCCTGCATCTTCACGGCCGCGCCGGGGCGGCGCCAGAAATAGAGCCCGCCGGGCTTGCGGTAGACGTAGCGCGGCAGATCCCGCTTCATCGTCGCCTCATGTCGATCAGCGCCAGCTCGTCTGTATCCTCTCCGTCCTGGCCGCGCTTGGCAACCTCGATCGACCCGTCGGCCGCGACGCGCCGCACGACGTAGCCCGCGGCCTCAAGTGCCCTGATCCGGCGCTGGATTGTCTCGACGCGCGGCGTGGGCATGGCGCTAGCCGGCGCTGGCCCCGGACCGAGGCGCCGCCTCGGCCTCGACGATCATCTCGTCGATCGCGGCCGGACGTCGTGGCGGCAGCCCCCGCTCGGCCCGCCAGACGTCGCGGATCAGCGCCTTTGCCATCAGTCGCATGGCGTGGGCGTGGGCGTGCACCGCGCGCTCGAACGCGGCCAGCGCCGCCTCGCGCTCGCCGCCGGCACGCTCGAGGGCCGCGTCCGCCTCGGCATGCAGGCGCATCCGCGCCGGCCCGCCGCCGAACCGCGCGAGCAGCTGCTCGCCGAAACCGCCGATCTGCCGTGTCATCGATCCTCCTCCCGTCGTGCTTCGATGGCCGACCGGGCGTCGCGCAGGGCGCGCGCACGGTCCTGTCGGCGCTGCGCCACCGGCTGCAGCCCGCAGCGCTCCGCGAAATCCGCCTGCGCCTCGGCCTCGACGATCATCTCGTCGATCGCGGCGACGGCACGGTCGAGGCCGTGGGCGAGGCCGATCTGCGCTGCGTCGGAGATGCCCTCCATGACCTCGCCGAGCTGGCGGAAGCCGGGGGAGCGCGTGGCGGGGCAGTGGTGGGGCCCCGTCATTCCGCCGCTCCCGCGATGCTGTCCACGGCGCGGTGCATCATGCGCAGATACTCGGCGTCCCTCGGCGCGTCGCCACGGCACTGAAACAGCGCGCTTTCGCCGCGATCGAGATTGGCCGTCAGCACCACGCGATCGGCGCCGTCCTCCTGCCAGCCCTGGAGAATATCGAGCGCCGTGGAGAGCAGCCCGAGGAGCACGCCCGCGTCGGGCGGCATGTCCTGGCCCAGCCCGTCCGCGAGCTCATCCTCGTGCTGCGCGATCAGATCCCGGACGCGCTCGGGGCCGACGCGCCGGACGCCCGAGACAAAGTCGTCCAGCGCGATCAATGTGGCCTTGAATGTGGCCTTGTCGGTGTCTCTCATGTGATCCTCCTGTGCAGGTGACGCCCGCGAGCGGGCGTAATCGACCTCTCCCTGTCCGATCCGCCGGCCCGTCACGCCAACCCGTCCTGCCTGATCCGCGAGCGCGTCGGCGCGCGCGCGGTCGCCCGGGCTGTCACTGTCGCGCAGCAGGTTCATGGCGGCAGCGACATTGGCGCCGTCATGGCGCTCGGACTCCCGCGCGATGTGGCGGGCGCCGTCATCCCGACGCCTCCTGATCTGCCGTCGCGGCGGGGCGGTGCGGCAGGCAGGCCTCGAGCGTTCCGGACCACTCGTCCCGCGTCGGGCCGAGGGCGGCGTCGAGCGCCTCGAGCGCGTCGATCCGTGGCGCCATATCGTCCCAGAGCATCTGATTGAGCCGCTCGGGCGGGCAATCGATCGTCAGGTAGCGCAGGTAGAGCGCCAGCTCGCGCCGGATCACCGGCCGGGCAAGCCGGCAGGCCTGTTCCAGCGTGCGGGTCGTCTCGGGGTCGGGCATGTCGTTCTCCGTGGTCGCATCCTCGGGCGAGGATGAACGCATACTGCGGACGTTTTGTAAAGCGTTTCGTTCGCTAAGCCTCGGCGGGGCTGGTGGCGGCGGCGCTGTCGCGCCATCTGGCCGCGGGCGGCGCGGCGCTGATCGCCACGCATCTGGCGCTCGATCTCGAGGCCGGGCGGCT